TGCAGTTCTATCGGCTTTTTCTTGCTGTTCATCTTGGTAAATCATTGAGTCAGAAGTGACTTCAATGCGGAAATTCTTAGCTGCTTCGTCTCTTAACAGGGCAATTGCTTGCGGAATAAGCTGTCTGTCTTGTTCAGACAGTTGCATAGCGCCAGAAATCTTAATAAGCGTGTCATCAGTAAAATGATTACAGATAATTTGCGCTTTAATGGACAATAAGCTGGTAGCAAAATCTACAACGGAGTGTTGCATCGTCTTTAGACGACCAGCAGCGTTGTTAGATTTGATGATTTGTGCGCCAAGAGTTTCATTAGGGTCAGTTTGACCACGCTGAATGTCGGCAATACCCATCAATTCATAGATTTGGCCTTTAACTTGTTCCATTGCTTGGTAGCAAGACATCAAAGCGCTTGCAAAAGGTGCTAAATCAACTAAATCAATAGCGCCTTTCATGCCTTGTTTTTCAGCAAAAGCCATCCAGTTAGAAACTGGAATCATTGTGTTGTTTTCGCCTTCGGAGAACAGACGCTGTAATTCGGTAGCGGAAGCGTCATAGACACCTCTGACTTTCAAAGCGTTAATCAAGCCGTCAATTCTGTCGCACAGAACATCGAGTTCTCGTGCTTGGTCTTGGTAAATTACAAAATCAGGAATTGGTTCAAGGCTATCAGTCGTTAAAGTGCTATATAACGGCTTAGGACAAGGGAAAAAATTTTCTAATTGGAGTGGGTCTTTAACAGTGTCAAGGATTTTTCCTAAAGACTTTGATAACCACAGGGCATCACCTGTTTCTTTATCCCAAATTTCATAGATTACTGCCTCATATTGACCTTCGTCAGGCTTGTATGAATTCTTGTCGTCTGCAGGTTTGGTATCAAGAGGAATTTTGCCGCCTAATTCTTCGCCAAAGCGTTCAATTAGGGCAGGGCGAGACATATAGACTTTACGCCATACACAGGTTACTTCTTCCCATGTGCGTGCGCCAGGGCTATGACCAAATTCTTTCCAATGCACATAGTCTACAGGTGCGCACTCATATTCAATGCGTTCTTGGTCTTCGGTTTCTACTGCGCCTTCGGTCTCTGCTTCGTCAGAATCTTCGGTTACTTCATAGCCGTCTTCGGGTTCATCAGAAGTTTCACCAACGATATGCGGTTCATAACGAACCCAGCTAACACCACGACCACCTAATAAGCGGTCTAGCACCGCATTGTTCATAGCGGACTTATAGTCGCCATAATGTTCAATTTCAAACTCTAAAGCCCTTTCCAACATCATAGAAGCGACACGACCAATAGGGTCGTTATCTCTAAATCTACGGCTTACATCAGGGCGAGGTAGTCTGGCAAAGATTGCAGGTTGGATTGTTTGAACATTTGACCAAAGAATATTAAATCTAGCATTAGGGTTTCTATCGTAACGACTGTCATCTTTGTATTTTTTTACGATTCGGTCTGCCCTAGCTTCCCAGCGCTTATAAGTCCGTTCGTAACCCATGATGGTTTTATACCAATCTTCATAGGTGTGGTTAACAGTTGCTTTATCGTTTGCCATAGAGTTGCCCTAAATGTTGAATATTTTGGCGAAATGTTGGCTTATTTTACCTCTTTTATATTCTTTTATCAGTTTTAACCTTAGTTTCTTTCCATAAGTCGTTAAGGCTAACATCCGTTTGCCCGACAAATACCCCCCGTATCGGTTCATCGTGAGTGACAATCTTCGCTTCGTCTTTCCAAACTAACGCAAGGTATCTAAAAGCATCAGCACCATGAGAAGTCCAATCATGGCGAGGCTTATCCCTGAATACTTTTTTATCTTCATCATATTCTCTTTGATACTGGCGTAGACACTCTATGCCGTCATTACACTTGTGGTCGAACCATGCCCTGGTAAGTGCTAAACGACTTGCCTGTATGCCGTCTTGAAGCTTTAAATTAGGCGCAATCTTGATTGTCTTTAAAGGGATTTTATCGCCAAGTTGTTCGATTACAGAACGATTAGAAGACAGGGTCTTGGCCCTAGCGTCATGAGGTAACCAATGAGTCCCGTAGACATACCCCCTTTCGTCTGCCCTGTTCTGGATAATTCCAGCGTAGAAAGCGACAGGCTGTCCATTAGATGAGTGATAATCTAGACATCTAATTTCGCCATGCACGACCTGAAAGAACCATATTGCAGTGTCGTCTGAGTATCCTAAATCCCAAGCAGTATGGACAGGGAATAGTGGGTCATACTCGACTTCCCTAATCCTGCCCTGGTCAGTCAACTGCCTCATTTCCTTGCCGTAGTAAGCGCCTAGGATTGCAGATTCAAAGTCACATTCGAATTCTTGAAGGTATTGGTCTTGGGTCATTGTCTTGGCGGCATCATCTAGTTCCGCCTGTTCTAGTAGCCCTGTCTGGCTAGCCCTTAATACCTTTACATACCAGTCTTTATCTTTAGTAGCGTTGTTGTAGACTTCCCAGAAGCTGTTATGACCCTTTGGAGTTCCGATGAATGTAGCCCACCCCTTGCGGTCTGATAGTAAAGGGCGAAGGACTGCACCGAAGATACTAGGCTTCATGTCTGCATACTCATCCAATACGACCCCATCAAGGTATAGACCCCGTAAGGCATCTGGATTGTCTGCACCGAATAGCCTGATTCTTGCGCCATTGATTAGTTCTACCCATAACTCGGACTGATTAGCCTTCGCTAGGACAGGCTGAGAGAACCTGACTAGGTAATCCCATGCGATAGTCTTAGATTGGGCATAGTAAGGTGCTACATAGGCATAGCGTCCATTCTCTTTATCATCTATCAATGCCCTATAGATTAAGTCATTAATACATAGAACAGTCTTACCGCACCGCCTATGGGCTACGATTACCGACCAGCGTTCTTTTCTATCGTGAAAGTCCTCAAATACCTTACGAGGGCAATACTCCATTTCAACCTCTAGGACTGCCTCACTCATTCTGGACGCTTCCAAGATATGACCATGCGTTGCGGCTTCTCTTCATCCCCTACCATTTCAGTCCTAGCTAGCTTAGGCAAGTGATACTCCATTACGGCTTGAAGCATGAGAAAGGCTTTCTCGGGATTAGGTTGAACTATCCATTGGACATTGCCATCCTTATCGTATTTAATGCAGCCTTCTTTATCAGTCTTAGGGATTCCAGAAGCAACCTCTTCCAGCCAATGCTGCATCCTAGGACTATTCTTATCTACGAATTTGGCTATGGCTTCTCTGGCTATGTTTGTGACTTTATTGGGTGTTCCTGGCGGTCTACCTTTACCAGCATTAGTTAATCCAGGATATTTGGAGGCTTTGACGCTTGAACCATCTTCATTGACAGTCAAATTGTTATAACTTTTTGTCATAGGTTTGGAGTTTTCCATTCTATTTCTATATAAAACAGTTATCAAAAAACATAAGTCATTGATTCTATTGAACGCAATATAGCACAAATACAACACTTTTAATTTATTTACTAAAACTAGGGTTTGTCCTAATGTATTAATGTAGTTTTACGCTACAATTTAGTCATGCAGTAGGTTTTATTAGACTTTTAAAGAAACCCACTAGTAGGGGTAAAAGCAATCACGGAAGTATTCGAGTCAGTTGCCTAACAATTAAAAGCGTTCTAACCTACTGCATCAATTTATCAATGTTTTAAAGGGGATTCAAAATGAAACAAACTAAAGCACAAGCGCAGCAAGATGCACTATTTGACTTAGCTAAAAACTTAAAGAATGTAGACACCATCTATACAGTCATTCGTCATGTCTCATCTTCTGGAATGTCTAGGGAAATCAGCATTAAGACTATTGAAGATGGCAATTTATACCATTACGACTACTTAGTAGGTGAAGCATTAGGCTTACGCTTAGGTAAACACGATGGTCTAGTAGTTAAAGGTTGCGGTATGGATATGGGATTCCACCTAGTAGACAGAATCAATAACGCTACTGGCTTAAACCTCAAACATCGTTGGATTTAATTATGAGAAACATTAAAAAACATCAGGGCAAACTAGAAATTCTCAAACGCCTTCCAAGCAGTGTTAATGGTAATCCACGCTACTTATTGAGTATTGGTGGTTATACCTGTAAGACTGCTGTTGATTCTAGTCATGGTTACTGCGTTACTAACTACGATGGCAAAGAAGTAAACGCAACTATTGGCACTCATTACGGCAGTCCTACCTTAGACACTATTTGGAGTATTTAACATGAAAAACTGGCAAGCGGTGATTCTTTCTCTACTTCTTTTGGGCGTGGCGCAGTTTGTATGGCTGCTTACACTCAAAGGCATCATTTAAACGCATTTAAAGGGCATTTTTAGCCCATTTCATTAAGGGGAAATACTATGACTAAGATTTATCGTGTAATGACTTCACAAATTACTTACTACGCTGTCAATATTGAAGCTGAATCTGAAGAAAAAGCCTACGAACTGGCTATTGGCTTAGATGGAGGGGACTTTGTAGAACTAAACGATTGTGATTGGCAGATTGACGATGTTTGCGAGGCAGACGAATCAATGATTGAAAAATATCCATTATTAAAAGGGGAATAAGAATGAGAACAGATTTTAAGGTTTATCCACGAAAAATCCATGTTTACTACAAAAAGCCTAGCGGCCTCTGGTATGCGTGGTCTACAAATGCCTTTAAGACTTGCAAAGATGCAGCAGCAGACGCAAAGCAGCAGCGCCCACAATGGGACTTCAAAGCTTGTTTTGCGAAGGATTGAATATGTCAATAAACGACAAATATTCGGCTTACTGCTACTTATGCGCTAAACAAGGTCTTACGGCCTTATCTTTTAACGCTTGGGTATCAACAAATAAAAAGGAGTCATTGTTATGACGCAAGAAAAAAGACTACAGGAAGTAAAGGAACTAATTTTGGCTATTGAAAGGGATTTAGAACCCTATTCTAGAAGCGATTCAATGAATTATTCGGGCTACATGATGGAAAACGCAATTGACCTAAAAAATGCAGTATTTAATCTTTTAAAAGGGGAATGATATGACTACAAAAACCGCAGCACCTAAAAAACTGACCAAACTACAGGAATTAGATAGGCAAGTAGCTATTCTGACTAATGCCTTATATATGGCTTATGACGATGGAGACGAAGCCCAGGGCGTTCTATATCTAATCTTGGAAGAGTTAGAAAAGCCTGAGATTAACCGCTACCACTTAAAGCGTGCTGCTAAGGGTCTTAGGTCTTTGCTTATAGCTAATCAATCGCTAATGATGGATTGTGCTGGCCTAGATTATTAACTTATAGGGGACTTGTTCCCCTTCTTTTTTGCGGAGTATTTTATGGATTACAACTTGCGCAAGTGGCGCATGGGGTTAGGGCTTACCCAAACGGGGGCGGCTGCATTGCTTGGGGTGCATCGTGTTACTTATACTAGGTGGGAAACAGGGGTTCAGATACCGCCTAAGCATATTCCAATGGCTTGCCTACAATTTAAGCAGATGATGGGAGGGTAATACTTTTTTGATAGGGTTTTGGAATTCTCATACCCTTTTGGAATTTGCTTGACTATGGCAATTTCCGTAGGGTATTGGAATTTTGATATTGATTTGGAATTTAGGCGATGTCTGGGTCGTGGATTTTGTTCATAGCTTTAGCAAGGGCTTCTTTACGCTTTAGGCGTTCATTTATCTTTTTATTGATAATGTCGTCTTTGCTATTAACAGTTTCTTCAGGTTTTTTGTTATCTTTGCGGCCTGCCACGCTAGCTAGCTTAAACATTACATTTCCTCTCGTTTGCCCAGGAACTTGCCATAAGCCTCTTCCAACTTGGCTTTACGCTTACCTTTAGCATTATCTCGTTCTACATTTAAAGCGATAGCCACGGCTTGTTTGCGTGGTTTGCCAGCTTTTTCTTCGGCTTTGATGTTTTTGCCTACGCTTTGGGCGCTTCCAGATTTATCGAGTGGCATGGCAATCCTTATTTGAGGTATTTGAGTTTGTAAATGGTCGAATCAATTAACTGTTGTATTTCTGCAACAATATTAACAAACTCTTGTTCTTTTGGCAGGTCGTTATTTGCTTCTGCGACAAAATTCTTTAATGATTCTAAATACTTAAGCGGTTCTTTTGGCTGATGATAGACGCTTGGGAACTCTTTTACTTGTTCGTAGCAACCCATATAGGCTTCTACATAATCATCTACAAGTTCAATAATTTCATCATAGTATTTGCCCAAAGCTTTATGCTGTGAGTAAGAATTTGTTGCCCAATGAAAGAAATGAGTATTTGTGCTGCTATGCAAAAGAGTAGCAGCAAACAAAGCGACATTTTGGGTTTCATTCATAAGACACCTTTAAATTTCATACAATTTTAGCACTTCTACGGCTTCTTGCACGGAATTTACTCGATGAAGCGGGCCACCTTTCCAACCAGCAAACAGCGTAATTTGTTGGGGTGTCAACTTTTTATCTGCGCCATCTTTGACTTCCATTAAAATGGTTTGTTCTTCGTAGCAAACCAATAAGTCAGGGATTCCTCCACCGACTGTATGCAAAAGGAATACATCAGCACCATAATCTCGTAGTGCTTTTACAACATCCTTTTGATTTTTATCAACTTTTTTAATATAAGACATAATAATATGTTAGTGTTCTATAACTTATAGTATAAGGGGAATTTAATGGGTGCATATTATTTAACGGATGACCAATTTATAGAGGAATGGCGGCTATTAGGTTCAGCGCTAAAATTTTCTCAAAAGCACCAAATGTCTGAAAGGGCTGTATATAACCGCAGACGCTCAATAGAAACTAGACTAAACCTAACGCTAGACGCTTTTAATGACCAGCGTTTTGACCCAACCAAAAAAATATTTGAAACAGCAGGCCACGCTAGGCGAGGTAGAGAATTAGAAAAAGGTCATGTTATTGCGTTTGGCGATTGTCATTTTTGGCCTGAAGTTTCTTACACAACAGCTTATAAAGCCCTTATAGAGCTTATTAAAGAATTTAAACCAAAAGTAGTGGTGTGCATAGGCGATGCTTTTGATGGAAGTCAGGCATCAAGGCATCCTAGAATTGGTTGGCAAAACACTCCTACAGTTAAAGAAGAACTAGAAGCCTGTCAAGAAATGATGGAAGGCATAGAAAAGGTTAGCAAAGGTGCAGAGTTAATTTGGACTCTTGGCAACCATGACGCTAGGTTTGAAACATTTTTGTCTAATGGTGGGGCGCATAGTTATCAAGGAGTGCAAGGGTTTACCCTAAAAGACCACTTCCCTCTATGGAAAGGCTGCTGGACATACTGGATTGAGAACCCTGGCACAATGAATACAGTTTTTCGCCACAAGTGGAAAGGTTCTTGGTCAGGTGGAAGAAACAACACTTTAGCGGCTGGTACTCATGTGGTAAGCGGACATACCCACCATTTAAGTGCAATTCAATACAATGACTACAATACTCATGGTCGTTGGGGTGTGCAAACTGGTTGTCTAGCTGACCCTAGAGGTGAACAATTCATACATTACACGGAAGATGCCCCAACTGATTGGACAAGTGGACTAGCACTTTTGACTTACGAACAGGGCCATTTACTTCAGCCTGAGTTAATTAGAGTTTTTGATGAAAATAAAGGTTTAATAGATTTTCGTGGAAAGTTAATACATTATTAATGAAATATCCATTACAACATATAACAATTTTTTGGGCTGATTTACAACTTTGGTTTACAAAGCGTTTTTGGTGGTTTACTTTTGAAGGTGAAGATTATGTTTTTAAAAGTAGGCTTGGAATTGTTTTGCTGTATTGCAATAAAAAATTATATTAATGAAGCTAACAGAGCCTATTCTTCGTAATTTGTATTCCGCAATTTATTGCATGAAACCTTTTGATAGGTGGAATATGCCTTTACCTGAAGAAGTTTTGTTTATTGTAGATAAAGACCCAAATACAATGGGGACTTATTTATACGATACAGGTGAGGATTATGAGCATACCATTACCATTTCTTCTGCTCGATGTAGTCACTTAGATACTGTAATCCGTGTTTTATGCCACGAATGTATCCACATGAGCCGTCA